GTTCCGTTACCAATTGCTGTGGTTGAATTATAACCTGTAGACATTTAATTTCTCCTTATATTATGTCTTTTTATCGTCTGCCACGCATAGCATTCATCTTTGCTAATAGCAGATTATCAGCGGCCTTGCGGTCGCCAGCCTTGGCTTTTTCTTGAAGTTGCTCCAACTCTCCTTTGGCATTGGACTGTATACGTGTAGCACCGGTACGTGTAGTTAAGGCGGCAATACTACCACCTGCACTTTTGGCTTTAGGTCTGTCACGATACTTTAATCCATCTCTTAGCAGGCTGAGTATATGCTCATCTGCGGAAACAAGATCCAAGTTATCAATGCCAGGAACTAATTGCCCTTTTGCACCTGACCAGTTCTTACTAATCTTCTCACGTACTTCATCGTAAATGGCACTATTACGCAATTCTTTATCTTGAAAAGCCTTGCGGTTATTTTCAAGTTGTTCGCGAACCTGTTGACTACGTAATTCATAAAACTGATCTACGTTTGGCTTTAGTTGATTAATTTGTTGCCCCATAGAAGCAATATATTTCTCATTCTGTGCCATATTTGCTTGGATACGTGCTCTTGTAGCAGGATCTGTCGCTTGTGCCAACTGTTGCTGGAACTGGGCTTGGTAGCCTTGTGTCTTTACAATTTCATCGTAAGCCTTTTGTAATTGTGGCTTAACTGTAAATTCCATTGCCAATAAAAGACCTTCTGTTTCGGCACGTTTGTTTTCACGATATTCGTCAAACTCGGCCTTTTCGATCTTTAGTTGTCTTGCATCTTCACTGATTGCGGCACCTTGACCTAATATAGCAGCGGCTTTCTTTGCGTCGATTTCAATTTCTTTGCCATTGCGTTTGAACTTAAACTTAGCGTTTGGATGTTCTTCGGCAAATTCTAAGAAATCAATAATATCTTCGCTTGACGAGTCTGCTTGGCTTACAGGATCATCCTGGGCTTCTACTTCCTCACTTGCTACTTCACTATCTTCTGTTTCTGGTACAACAATTTCTGGCTCTACTAATTCGGTATTGTTGTCGTCTAAGACTTCTGTACCTTCTGGTGCCACAGGAGCAGATTCGCTTGCCGGCTTTTCTGACCCTGCTTCAGCGGATTCGGTATTTCTCATTTGGTTACGCGATGTCATTTCTTTCATTGCGGCCATCTTTTGAGCAATAGCGTCCAAACCACTACTGACATTTTCGACCGGTACCGTCTCTGGTGTGAGATTAGGGCGATCGGATACAATGTTTTCCATTGTTATTCCTTTTCTATGTTATAAGTTGGGCTCTTCGACTTTCTTTTCAGTCTGTTGAGTTACCACTTTGTTTTTCATATACTTGGCTTTTTTCAAAACCTGTATGAAACCGTCAATACCTGAGAGTTGATTAGTAAGAGCAATTCTCAGGTTATTATCATCTTCAGTATGCCCTTTAATATCTGTAAGGGCATCCATTATTTCTAACTGGAACTGTCTATAAAACAGTATAAACTCACGGTTAGATAAAATATTCTCTGCGTTTGATCCTATAGTTTTGACACGGTCTAATTGACTTGGTGTCATTGTTTTAAGATCATTTAAATTAGCCGCCATCTTATACGAGAAGGCGTCGACTACGTCCTGTTCAATCATTTCAAATCCTATTCAATGTAAAGTTATTTATACGCCGTAGGCACGTGCCTTGTGTTCTTTAAGCAATGCATAGCCTTCCAACTGTTTGCTTGCTGTGTTACCAGCAACTTCAGCCTGTATCTCTTGTGATTTTGTTAAATCCAATTGAGCACTTGGTGATTTACCAGTCATATTAGCCTGAATCTCTTGAGCACGTGCTGAATCCAACTGAGCACTGGCTGTATCTTTTTGTTCTTGCGGACTTGGTGTTTTAGTTTTAGCGGCTTCTTGTGCTTGTTTATCCATTTCCATAACTTCTTCTTCAGTTGGCAAGTAAATGTCTGCTTGCTTAACACCTAATACGTACAACATATCTTCATATGGCTTACGAATCTTCTTAAACGAAGCAGGAGTTAATACGTTTGCGGCAACACCTGCTGAAATTTCACCGGCCAGTTGTGTTTGTGCTTGTTTAATGATTTGTAAACGCTGTAGACTGTTCTCTTCGGACTTCATACCTAATGCTAAGTCAACGTGGATAGTCTTACGTTCGTTAAAGTTCATATCATCAAACGATTGGTAATCAATCATTTCGGCCTTTTTGCCTGGGTGGAACTCTTGTGCTAATTTCTTAACACCATAGTCATCACCATAAGCAACTAATGTACGCCAGATCAACCAAATAGCATCTTTCAAACCTTCAGCACAGTTCTTAACTGTATTGTCTTGAATAACTTGGTTAGGACTTAAGGCTAAGTTTAACTTTGCTCCTGAATTACCTGGATCCATAACTTCTGGATTGAATACGTCTTGTGGGCTTGTCATCCCAACCATAGCCATTGAATCCTGTTGCATACGTGCCATAGTGTTATCCAAGAATGTTGGATTACCCTGTGGAATAGGCATTGGATAAATGTCTGTCTGTGGGTTAAACTTACTGTCCAAAATAAAGATTGCGGCTTCACCGTCTTGTATTTCTTCGAAGTCCACGCGATCAGGCTTAACACCGATACGTGGGGTACTTTGCAACAGACCTGTTAACAACTCTGCACGATAACCCGATGTCATATACTCTTGCATAGGCACTACTGATTCAGCAATACTCATACCGTAGAAGTTTTGTGCCAAAGGCTTTGGACACATATTTGCTACAGGAATAAACTCTACTTCACGAGCACTAATAACATACTGTCCTGAATAGATTAATTCAACAAGTTCCAACTCGCCATCGCCGTCAATGTCATAGCGATTCCATACAGTAAGAACAGTAACCTGACGTGCTTCCGGCTCTTGTGCTGAGTAGCCTTGTGCTGGGAGTCCATTAATAGGCACACTATCACGAGCGTGAAGGGCCAAGTTATTGAGAAGGCTACCAGCCTGATAACTGCCCACGTTTGAGTATTCAGCATATACTTTAAACTCCTCCAGATCAATGTCCGGATATAATTCAGTAGCCTCTTGAATACTCATTGGTTTGTAGAATCCACAGAATGGCTGTTCTTGGATATCAATAACAGTTGGATCACACATCCAATAGTGTTGTGCAATAGGACGGAACTTGATGTTTAAGTTGTAGCCGGTTAGTTTGTATTCGGCTTCATACATTGTGTTACGACTGATACTGTCACTGATAGTATCTTCGCCATCACGTAATTCAACATTGTCCGGACCATCTTGATTCATTTGATCAAAGTTGCCTTCTGATCCAAGCAGGGCATTTTCAATGCGTTGGTTTAGATTTTCATCTGCTTGTTCTTTTGTTAAACCATTAACAAATTCGCCAGTTTCTTTAGCAACCTGTGCCATATCTACTGACTTCTTACGACGACTACGACGTTTAGCATTAAGTCCTGCTTCACGTGCTTGTTGTTCAAATGCGGCTAATTGATCTAATGTACCTTGTGTAGTTACATAGCGTGTAAATGATTCACGCATTGGAGCAATAAGCATTTCGCCATTCTTATGCAAGCAAGCATCCATTACCCAATGTTGTAGGATAGTGTGTGGATCATTGTTTTGGTTAATTAACTTGTGAACCATTTCAGTTGCTTGACGTGCGGCCGCTTCATCATCTTCATTGTCAGCAATGAATTCAAAATTGATCTCGCCGTTCTGTGCAATACCTTTAGTAATAACACTTGTAGCGTAGTCTACAACTGGTTTTACCACTGGATGGATATAGTCCAAACCGTTTACTGGATCTGTTGAATCAGTAACAGCAAGGTTTAAGTAATGATAATCACTAATACGATTGATGTTGTTCTTAGTAGCAAGCAAACGTAAGTTGGCGGCACATTTTTGATCCAATAAGGATTTCATTTTTACAAAGCGAGCCATCATTCCTGTGTGGCCGTTTAAGTTTGAGATGACTACATTTTTTAAATCTAACATATTGGATTAATCCCGGTTTATTGTATTATTTAGCGTCACATTACTCCACCGTCAGCGGACCAGGATCGTTTCCATACAGGACGATCTTGATCATTCTTCTTGTTGGCCTGTATAACACGCATATTGTGTTTAGCCGCCGCAAATCGTGCTTGTGGACTACGATCATCCCAGGGTTCAGCCCAGCCATTTAAACAGCCTAACAAGGCATAACGAGCAGAGTCAATACAGTCGTCAGGATCACTAAAGCGTCCTCGCTCATCTACGAAATAGTTTTGTGCTTCGCGTAGGAATTCTACACAGTTTTCATTAACGTGTAAGGTACCCAATTCCAACATCTGACGCATCATATTGATACCAAAGGCTTTGTGATTGGTAGTACGCCCTTCAGCATCGGGCGGATTTCTAATAGGCTCAGGATATACGTTTAATTCATACTGTTCAAACAATTGACGTAGACTAAGTGCTGACATTGTATAACGACCTACTGTGCCCGCATCTGGTGGTAAAACAATAGGGCATCCAAATACTTCAGGACGCATTAAGTGTTGTATCCAGTTTACAGGATTGGCTTCTTCTGTGCCCTTAACTGCTATTTGTGTATGTAGCCAGGCTTCTTGATTATTAGGATCCCAATACATTAGGCTAATTACAGTTTTATCGTTGACAAGTCCCAAGTCCAAAGCAATAACACGGTGCAAGCCAATAGTATTACGGAAGTCATAATCACCAGTTTTGTATGTGGGCCAGTTTCTAATTTGGAATACTGCTCCTTTACCCATAACAGGCACACCATTACGGCGAGCATCACGTTCGTGTGGAAGATAATCTCTTTCAAGTTGGCGTCTCGTTTCGTTTAATAAGAATGGTTCACCCCAAGGATCATATTCAGGTACATCATCCCAACTTACACGAATATGGACATACCCTTCTTCGTGATTCCAGAACTTACTAACTAGACCATTCAATCCCTTTAATGGGGTAAACGAACATAGCA